TACAAGTACATACGATATTCTATTGATTTTAAAAGAAAATCTATTTTAATATTTTGTCTTTGGTTCTAAAATGGTTCTATATATAAAAAGAGGTGTCATATGAAAATAGGAAATATAAAAATAAATCTACAAGGTGATGAAAATTTAAGGATTAATTTTAATGGTTGTATTGGATTAACTTCATTAGACATGATTAGTAAAGAAGAAGCTAAATTGTTTCTGATGAAAGAATTTAAAAAAATATTAGATGAAAATTTAGAAATAAATGAATAAAAGCCCAGATAATAACTGGACTTTTTTTATTTTAGGGGCAGGATAAAATCCCACCCCATTACTTTATGATTTTTTTTATCTCCTCCACATCTTTTTTTAATTCTGATTGTTCTTTTTGGATAGCTTCCAGTAAATCGGTCATTCTTTGCATAGTATTTTTATACATTTCAAAAGTACTTTTATCTTTCCATAAAAAATACAATAGAATGGCTCCAACTATGCCATATTCTAATATCGTTTTTTCCATATATACCACCTACAACCCTAATACCTTATACCAATGATTATAATACTCTCTAGCTTCTTTGGTCCTATCTATAACAGCTCTATCTTTGTATCCCTCATTCTGCAATTTAGTTTTCCAGGATGTTGTTCCAAAATACTTAACAGCATTATAAAATCTCCTACAAGTTCTTTTGTCTACTCCTGTTTCTTTCATAATGAAATAAAATATTTTGTCTGCAAGAGTTCTATTTATACCAGTATTATTATATATTGAGTATAAATAATCGTGGATAACAGCAGCATTTATATACTTACCATAAGGATTATATAGCCACTGTAAAGATTTAGGTACAGAGGCTCCATCAGTGATGAAACCTCTAAACACCTTAATATCATAATCATTGATTGAGTAAACATAATCATCTAACAGTATAGCTTTACCATTAGATAAAGGTTTAAGTATAAGTTTACTCTTTTCCATTTTTACCTTCTTTTAATTTCTTAAATAAAGGTTGTAGCTCTTGAACTACTGCTTCTATTGTATTTTCATTTATAAATATTCTCACATGAGCTGGTAATTTAGATACAAATTCTTGAACTGCTTTCTTTTTAAGATTTCCTAAACCTTTTCCTTGAATTTCAAGCTCTTGGTTTATGACTTCTTGCTGAACTTCTTCTTTACCTTTATATCTCCAAGATAATAAAAAATAAACCCCCAATGAAAATACATACCCTAAAACTTGCCATAATAATTGTTTGTCCATACTTTTACCTCCTAAATATATTCTTTTATAAAATTAATAAATAAATTAGCAACATCTTTCTCAACTGAAAATTTTAAACTTTCATCTTGATTACTACCAAAAAAAGGCTCAACTAATATATAAGTGTCTTTGCTATTACATATTCCATAGCCTCCTCTTGTTTTACTATCTTGCACAAAAATTAAGCCCCTTGTAACTTCCTTTTTCTCTGTTATTATTTCTTTTTTATTAACAATTTTAGTTTCTTTTAAAATATTTTCTTTATTTCTTATCTTGCTGTTAAATAAGTTTTGTAACCTTGCCATAAAATTTGTGGCTAATTCCTTTGCTTTTGTATTCTTGTAATAAACCAAACATTCACAACCATTGGCTTGCTCATTTCCAGCAGAATTAAAATGAAGTTCTATACAGAATTTATAATCATTTTTGTTTAAATATTTCAACACCTCATTCATTTCTGGAATATAAGCCTTATTTGGCTTTCGCTCATATACATCTACCAATGCTGGAATTTCAGTTTTAATTTTTTCTGCTATTCTTTTCCAGTAATCATATTCAGAGCCTACTATTTGCGAATATGCTCCTTTGCTTCTTTTGTTATGTCCTATAATTAATGCTACTTTCAATTTTGTTGCTCTCCTTTCTTAAAAATTATTAATTAGACTTTATAATTTGTTGTTTTAAGCAATTAATTAGAGAAAGCTATAAAAACTACCTCTAATTAATTTGAACTCTTTAAATTAGCCTTTAGCAAGTTTTAAATGTATTTCTTTTCTTTTCTTCTCAAAATCAACTTTTGTTAACTCTTTTGGATTCTCTTTAGTCTTGAAATAGTTTTCTGTGTCATAAACTGATTGAATGAATGTAGTTCCAAATAGCATAAGCATTCCTAATTCTTGTAATCCTGCATTCATACCGAAGTTATCTTCAAAATACCAAGTAACTTTTTTATCTGCTCCCATATTTTTAGCAAGTTGTAAAGCTACAACAGTTGCAACCATTTTTGAAATATCTGTATCCCTACATCTTTGTCTGTGTTCTGTTTTATCTACTTTGTAGTCAAAACCATAATCTAATACCTCAGCTTTAAAACTATCTATTGTATTAAAATAATCTTTTTTTTGTGCTTCTGTATCTAATATCCACAAGTGTTTATCTTTATTCCAATTTAAGTATTTTGAATTTTCTTGTGGTTTAGGTACTTTTATTAATTTCTTATTTTCTATAAACTCCCCTTCTTCAAGTGTAATTTTAATTTCATTCTCAACTTTTTCTTCTCTTGTCATTTCTCTAATTATGTTGTTATCTAAAATTGGATAAATAAATGGTGCAGTTCTTTCAACTGTAATAGTTTCATCTTTTTTTACACTAGGATAATATGAAAAAATTGTATCCCAACCACCATATAACTTGACTTCTTCTGATGTTAAATTTACATCAAATAATAATTTTGGTAATTTTTCTTTTGAATATATATAATACATTTTTTCTCCTTTCAAATTTTGGTATTTTAGGTTATCTGTTCCACCACAGATTGACAGGCTAATTCTTTTAATAGTAAAGGTGTAATTTCTTATTTAATAATCACTAGGATTTAGATTAAACCTATAACACAAATATCCACTGTTTGATGTCCATTACAATAAAAACGCAATGATTTATTTTTTATAATGTATTCATTATTATCATGCAATACTTGTGCACTGTCAACTTCTTGTCCATATGTAATGTAAGGAGTTAAGGATACAAAGATTATATTTTTAAAACTTGTTTTTAATTTTGCTGTTCTAATACCTGTACTACCTGGGATAGAAATATTTTCAATAACTACATTTCCAATTTTAAGAATACTGTTATACCCTTCTGTTTTAGAACTGATTAAATTTTCCAATCTATTAAGATTTTCTAAAACTGATAGGTCTACAAAATTACCATTTGGCATTGGTACAGGTCCTCCAACTTTACATTTATAATATTTTTTAGTTAGTGCAGAATAATAAACATCCCCTACTACTGCATTTGCTATTGGAAAATCTCCATCATCTCTTCCTACTGCACTAGCAAGCCTATTTTCTAACTCTTTTGATTTATCCCCAGTATCTTTTTTTAATTTTAAAAAATTATCCTCAATCTTATCCCATAATTCATTCCAAAAATCTCTAAACTTACCTTTATAATTAGCTTTCCAAACTGGTAATTTTAGTTCCTTTGTTACTTTTTCAACTTCTGCTCTACCTTGTGGGTCTTCTATCCATTCAGCCATTTTTACCTCCTTGAAATTTTAATTTTTTCAATTTCTTCTAAACTCATTTCTTCAAGTTCAGATAAACTATACATTTCAATATAATACTCATCTCTTGCAAGTGTAATTTTTTCAATTTCTTCTAGTGTCATTTCATGTAATTCAGAAATTAAGTAATCCTCTATATAAATCCCATTGATAACTTCTAAACCTACACCTGCACCCTTTATTTTTTTAACTAAGTTAAAAACTTCTTTTTTATCTAATTTTTCTGGAATACTTATAAGAATTTTCCCAGATAATTCAAGTATTTTAAATTCTGTTTGGTTCAACTTAAAATATTCAGATAAGATTCTAATTATTTCCTGCGGACTTCCTAAAAATTGTAATAATGCTATTTCAAACTTCAGTAGCTTTCTATACTTTACATCATTTAATCCATTTCTTTGTATCTTGAAGTTACTACCTAAGACATCTAATAAATAGCCTTCTGATTTGTCTATATCATTGAAATTAGAAATTAAATTGTAAATATCTCTTATTCTTATATGCTTACTCTCTGCTATCTCAAACATTTTCTTTGAAAAAACTGTATTATGATAAATGTGTGGAACTCTACTAAGTATCATAAATTCACCTCAATCGTTACGACATCTTGTGTAGCAACTGCAACTTCTTTCGTAGATAATTTATAATCTTTTTCTAACTCGCTATACTTAGTATCTCCTAGCTTAATCTTTAAAGTTTTTATTCCACTTACATTTTTATAGATTTCTCCTATTATCTTATATAAATAAATAGTGCTGTTTGGCTCAACTTCATCTATATATTTTAAGTAAATATCTTTTATAGTTTTCTTAAATTCATCTTTCCAAACTTCTTTAATACCTTGTATTTCAACTTTTAAAAATACAGTTTTTTCTGTTGGTCTAGTGAAGCCTACACTAATTTCATCAAAATTCTTTGTAATTGCTCCAACTGTTCTAATACCTGCAATCTTATATTCATATAATGCTTTTAAGATGTTGTCATTTGTATCTCCATAACAAATACACTCGTAACTATGTGCTAGTCTTCCATCGCTATCAAAATCATCTGTATCATTTTCTATAACTTGACATTTTTTAACATTTGTATTTTTGAGTATGTAATTTTTTATACCCTCAGTGGTAAATGAACTTTTTCTATCTAGCCTTTTTAAATATCTCTCTCTTAGTTCTGTATCTGTTTCTAAGTCTTTTCCACCTAATGTATTTAGTTTATTGTTAATAGATATAACACCAGTTAAAATCTCTGTTTGTTCTGTTATTGCTCCTGCACTTACATTTCCATCTGTTCCACCATCTAAGGCTATTACTTCAATGTCTGTTTCTCTTGCTACTGTTGTAATTGTAGATGTATTCAATGTAACAAACTTAACGCCAGATTTAGTTTCTACACCCCAAGCTTGTGGAATTTGTGTTCCTATCTCTGCAGTAACTGTGATTTTACCAACTGCCTTTTTTTCCTTATTCCAAGTCATCCCTAAATGGCTTGTTATAGCATTTAAGTTACTCCCAGTTGCTGTGTAAACTGATAATTGATTAAATGCAGATAATGCTTGTAAATAACTATCATATTCTTCTGCACTATCAAATCTTAACCAAGCAATTATAATATTACTATCTGTTTCTCTTAGGTCAGGCTTTACACTTTTAAAGTCATTTAATTTTCTTGTATAAATTTCATCTATTGTAGGCACTATAAAACCTTTATCTGTTATCAAATTGTGTACACCTCCCCATTAATTCTGATATTAGCAATCAATAAATTATCTTCAAATTCAATGCTTTCAATTTTTTCAACTCCATCATATTTATTTATAACCTTGCTAACTTCTTGAATTATCCTATTTTTATTATCTTTTAGTTGTAAAATACCAGTGTTAGTATCATTCAAATATGGAGTACCCCAAGCTGTATTTAATGCAAATTGTCCTTTGTTCTGCTCTAATTCAATTCTAATAGCTTGTATTAAATCTTCTGCATTGCTAACTATTTCACAAACTCCTTTATCATCAAATACTAATTCACAATCTTTATCTAATTTTGGACTTGTCATTTACACCTCCTATTCAGCACTACCAGTTGATGTTGGAGGATTTCCACCTGGATTATACTTATGTGTATGGTCTTTAAGGCTCTTTCCTGCTCCTTGTACATCTCCAGTTGCTGTAATACTACCCTTTTGAGTAGTGTTTCCATTTATAGTTAAATCACCATTTAATGTAACATTACTTGTTATAGTTGTCTCATTACTTCCAGCAAGTATTGTTATGTCTCCATTACCTTTTATTTCTATTCTAGTTCCTGTACCTTGTAAAATAATATCATCTGAATTATTTTCAAAACCTTTTTCGCAACTTCCTATAATATATGGCTCATTTAAACTAAATCTTTCAAGGCTTGTTTCATCAGATAAAGTTGTTTCTGAAAACCCGACCCATACAATATCTCCAACTTTTCTAGGTATTTGAAAACTCCAACCACCAAATTTAAGAAAATCTAATCTTACATCTATCAATGGAGGATAATTTATAAGTTTTCTGCATAGCTCCCTTTTAGCAAGAGGTTGAACTGTACAGGTCCCAGCACCATAGTTTATCGATTTAATTTCACAAGGTAAACTTGTATGTAATTCATTTAAACTGTCATCTATCAATGCTTTTATAACTTCTATCATTAAACCACCTCTACTGTTGCTGTTGCAGTAAATGTTTCTAAACCACTTGCAGAAAAATCACATTCTTTAACAACTACTTTACCTTTAAAAGTTGTACTTTCAATTTCTAGTAATTGCCCTATTTTGATAAGAGGAATTAATAAACATTCAATATCAAATTTTTGTTTGCTTTTTCCAGATGTTTTATTATTATTATTTTTCTTGCTTTTACTATTTTTACTGGCTTTCTTTTCATCTTTTTTTATTTCTGCCTTATCCATTTTTTTATCAATTCTGATTAATCCTTGTTCTCCACCTAAATGTAAAACACTTGAATAAACCTTATTAGGTAACTTAAATTCAATAGTTGTATTAGTAAATCTTGCTATTGTTCCTGTATCTCTTGCTAAAATTGGAATAACATTTGATAATCTTCCACTAAATACCTTACCATTTGGATATACTGTATCTTTTCCCAGTTCTTTTATATCCATAGTAAAATTACACATTTTTTCAATTTGCTTTATAACTTCACTTGCTTTAATTCCTGCTTTAAACTGTCTGTTTATAATAGTATTTGTATAAGCCCTGTTATTTGGAGTAGCTTCAATAGTAGTTATAAAATCATTTTCATCTCTACTTGTGCTAATACTTTCAACTATTCCATTAAATATAACTCCGTGTAATTCTCTATATCCTGCATCTATTGATACATCTTGATTAAGCTTTAATTTTTGTCTTGTTGTTTCTGATAAGTTATATAGTTTTATTGTTGCTATATCGCTATTATTATCATCAGTACACTTAACTTCAAAATCAATGTCTAGTTGCTCATAATCAAAAACTATCTCTCCAATAGTTATTAACCTAACTTGTTTCCATAGCTTCACCATCGTCATCACCTATCAAGAAAAATTTATAATCTTTATTCAAGTTTTGAGGAGTAATCTTATCTTTTTCTTCAGCAAATTCATTAATTTTTATACATCTTAATTGAAGATTATTTTCATTCCTTACCAAACTTAAAAAATCAATATTAGGGACTAGCTTGTTAAAGCCTGTTATCCTTTGATTTAAGCCATTTAAAATTGAAAGATATATAAAACTATCATAAGTATTGTAAATTAATTCTAAAGCCATATTATTAGGTAATTCGGCAATTATTCCTCTTTCTTCAATTCCTGTTACATCTATTTCTATTGCTTTCATTTTTTTCTCCTAACTTGCTAAAGTTTTAAAAAAACTTTTATCTCTTTCTTTTGTTCCATTAGTTCCACTTGTAACATTATTAACTTTTCTTTTTTCTGCACTTGTTGGAGTGCTTACCTTAGCTGTTGTCCTTTTCTTTTTACCACCAGAAGTTTTAGCTTTTTTACTATCCATTTTTACATCATTTTCTTTTATTTCTCCAACTTGAATTTGCCTTAATGTTATGTAATATGTAAACCCAAACTTTTGCTTCTCAGTTTCTGTTTCTTCTATATTTTCAATAATCATATGCTCATAAGTATCACGATTAGAAAATACAAACTGCACTTCTTCTCCTAACTCTTGTAACTTCATCAGTTTATCTCTATTTAATAAATAATCTTTGCTATTATCTACAACAGTTATATTTATAATCATTGGCTCTTTTCTTACTGAATCACTTATATTAAAACCATTCTCAACCCTTTTAGTTGGTAAAGTCATTGGTAAACTTCTTGTTTTTTCTGATATAACTTCAAGTGGTATATCTTGTATATAGCTCTGATTTGAGTTTTCTAACATACTTAGAGCTATATCAACTGCTTGTTTAAAAAAACTCATAATCTCCTCCTATATTCCATAATTCATTCCAATTTGTGCTCTTATTTTTTGTTCCTCTTGCTCTTTATAGTTTCTCATTTGTGTATCAAACATATTCTTGATTTTTTCTCCATCAGTAGCCTCATTAATTACAAAACTTGGATTATATTTTTGATTATTAATAATAGTTATATCTGGCTTTACAGTTTTTTTGCTATCATCTATAACTTTACTATCAAGATTTTTAGTTTCTTGACTTTTCTTATAATTATTTATAGCCTCATTCAAGTTTGTTGGTAATTCAACTTTTATAGCTTCATTATTTTTCTTATATTCATTTACAGTGGAATTATAAGTGCTATTCACAGTTTGAAATTTTGAATAATCATAATTACTTCTTGAATTATCGTAACTATAAGTATTGTTTTTAGTTAAGAACTTTGTCCCTTCATTAATGCTTTTGGAATTATCATAATTAGATTTTGAATAATCATAATTGCTTCTTAAATAATCGTAATTATAGATATTATTTGTTGTTACCATATAACTAGGAATAGGTGCTGATATTCCTAACGGTTGACTTCCTGGTATAACAAAATCTCTTTCAACAGGTACTCCAAATGTATTTTGATTTTTTCTCCTGTACTCATCATCTTCTGCTTGTTTTTTTATATTTTTTGTTGCTTCATCAACTAAATAATTATCGTGCATTTTGCTAGTTTCGTTCATATGTTGTCCTGCACCATATACCTTGTTCCAACCACCTTTAATATTTCCAAATGAACTATCCCAATTCATATTATCAAAATCTCCAGTTAGTGCTTTATATGTGTTTTTTCCTAAATCTATTACTGCTCCTCCTGTTGCTCCCCATAGCATTTGTAATAGTCCTGCCCCACCTTTTAAAACATCTAATAAATCAGTTAAAACTTTAGTTGTAAGTGTTATTTTTTCTATTCCACTGTCTGCCCCTTCTGTCCATAATTTCCAAAAATCAGATACACCTTTTCTTAAATCTGCAAATCTATAATCTGTTCCAGTAAATTTTAATAGTGCATTAATTCCATCTTCTGTAAAACTCTCTTTCCCTTGAAATGCTGCAAATACATCTTCAATAGCTAAAAATAATGTAACAAGTGGAAATTGTGTTGCAAGTGCTAAACCACCTATAACCTTAAATGCTGTTTTTGCTCCATCTGGTAAAGCATTAAAACCTTTTTTTATATCTCTAAAAACTCCCATAAAAGTATCTACAAAACTTCCACCAGCTTTGAAAACATTAGTAATCATATCTTGAATACCTTCAGCATTATCTGCTATAAGTTCCCAAAATTTAGCCCTTGTATCTCTTATAGACATTCCCCAAACTTCGTATAAATCTCCTATTCTATTTTTAGCAGATGTTATTTTACCCTCAGGAGTTTTTAACATTTCTTTGTTTTGTTCTCCTATACTTCTTCTTACTGCTTCTGTAAGTAAAGCAACTTTTTGTTCTTCTGTTCCTACTTTTAGTAATTGTTCTTCTCTTTCACTTAAAATAATTCCATTTCTTCTTAAAACCATTGACTGCCCATTCATAGCCTTAGCAAAAACATTAGCGATACCTTCCATATCTTGACCTGTACCATTCAGTCCTTTTTGTTTTACCAATAAATCTTGCATAATAGGCAATAATGACTTAATACTATTTTCTTGTAATCTATAAGTTGCTAATTGCTGTGCCCCTGCAATAGTTACTTCATCTCCTACAACTCCCAAACTTTGTAAACTTGCTGTCATATCTATTATTGACTTTATTTGCTCATCTCTAAAATTTTGAGCTCTTAAAGTGTTATATAACTTAGTTTCTTGCTCAATCTGATAGTTACTAGCTTCAATAGCTTTGTTATACTGCCCAACTAAGTTACTTATTGCAAAATATCCAATAGCAAGTTGTCCAAGTGAACTGCTTGTAACTGCTTGGAATTTTTGGCTTAAACTCATAGATTGTTTTAAATTAGCTTTAAATTGTTGAAACCCAGTTGAGTTTAAAAAAGTATTTATATTAAATTTTAATGCCGAAATTACACTCATTTTTATACCTCATTCATTTTTGAAATTCTATTCAAATATAACTCTAATTGTTTCACTGAATAATTTTCTGCCCTTTCAAAATCTTTTATAAAAAAACCATACACAGTTATCATATTTTCAATACTTTCTGCATTATAATTCAAGTTACATTCCACGAAATGTATTCATGATAAAACCACAGAAAGCTATATTTTTCACTTGCTCCCAAACTGATAGTCCTATTTCTTCAATTTCTTTATACTTATAATCATCTATATTTTTATTTAATAGTTTTAAAAATCTTTCTCCTGTAAATACAACGCTGTCTATTCCAGCTAAAAATAGTTGTTCCATTGTATAGATACCTTTATCATCAAGTTTTAATTCTAAATCATTATATTTTATGCTTTCAGGTACTCCTATAATATCTTCAAGTTTTGGATTAACACCACTAGGATATTTTAAAATTTCTTTTGTATAGTCAACTATATGAGTTCTACCTATTCTCTTTTCTAAATTCAAAACATAGCTTGCTGGTTGCTCCATTACAGTTACATCAAAATTATTTACATTAATTACTTTCTTTTCCATCTATACCTCCGAAAATAGAGTAGTATTAAACTACTCTATTAAGCTAATTTTAAATTTATACATTGTACTTCCCATTCAAATGCTTTTGCATCTGTACCTATTTCTAAATTAGGTATTTTCTTAAAGAAACCTTTTGCCGAAAAAGCTCCTAATGTTCCATCTAATCCTTTATTTATAAATGTAACTGGGAAAGTTCCTTTTTCTCCCTCTGTTAATGCAAGTTTTTTAAAAGTTAAGTTCAATGGAGAATTTTGCAATATTTTAAATTTTATTACTGCATCATAATCATTATGTTGATTTACACTTCTTGCTCCATCAATTCCTTTTGTAATGCTTTTAAATTCACTGTCATACTCTATTGATATTTTTGTATCTTCTGCATAGTCATCAACTCTTGTTTTGCCTATGATTAATTCATAATTTTTACTATCATAATTATATATATTAGCCATTTAGCACCTCCTAAACTTCAAAGAATAAATTAGCTGATAATTCTCTAATACCATAAGCATAATAAACTGTTATTTTTACCCCTGTTAATTTACCATTTAATATGTCATTCTTTGGTATTTCTTCAAGTGGTACTATATCAACTACTGTCTTATCTTCAACTAATGCTTTCATTCTCACAAATTGATTACATCTATCTAAAATAACCCCTTTTAATGGTCCTAAATCTGCAAATGTAGGCTTTGGAGTAGCTTTTAAATATAATGTAATATCTTCTTCAAGTCTAAATTGTAAAGCTTTAACACAATGGATAAAATCAATTGGATCACCTGTTACAGTTACTCCATTAGCAAGTCCAAGTTGTCCTTTCATTCTTGCAACATAGTTAGATTTATTTTTGTCTAATACTCCTTGTTCTGCTCCTGTTAAACCACTTTCAACTGCTCCATTTATTAATTTATTAGCTATCAAAACACTTCCTGGAAATTGTGGTATTGAATAACCAGCAACTGCTCCTGCTATTAATTCATCATTTTTACTGAAAAATAAAGCTGTTGTATCTTCTGCTACTGCCTTGATTTTAGCTTCTGCTGTCATAATATCTGTATCAGATTTTACTTGTGCAAATAACATCTTTTGTCTTGCTCCAATTTCTTTTGATATTAAAGATATTTTTTCAATGTCTGTTTCATCTGTTACAGTTCCAAACCAGTCATTTTTAACACTATCAAACAAGTCTTTGTAATTGCTTCCAGTTACTACCTTACCAAAAACTAATACTTGTTTTGATCCACCATTAAAAACGGCTTGTAATATCTTATAAACATCATCATTAGCACTAATCCCTGTTACATCTTTAATACTTGTTATTAATTGCTCTTGTATTGCTTTCTTGGTACTAAATACACCAATTATATTTACTGTTGCTTGATCCACAGGACTTGGCTTGTGTGTATTTAAAAATACTATTTTCTTTTCAGCACCTAATATTATTGCCATTAATTGCCTCCTTTTATTTCAAAATCTATATCTTTTATAATTTCTATTTCTGTTCTTAGCTCCTTAGAAGTTCTTACAGTTAAATCAAATACATATCTTTCAAGTAAATCACTGGCTGTATAATCTGTAATGTCTTTTAACTCTCCAACTTCCTCTATAACTAAGTTCAATCCATTCAATTTAATCCACCAATTTATAGCTTCTATATTTGTAAAATAATCTCTAATTACTGATACATCCACAAAACCATCTTTTTTACTTAGAGTAAATGAAAAACTGATTATATGTTTGTTTATATTTGTTTGTTTAAAAACTCCATATTTCTCTGTATCTTCTCTTTCATTTGTATATCTATGAATTACATTATTAGAAATAGTCCTTGCAAGAACACGAGGTAATTTCAGTTGTCCATTTACTTTTGAAAGATGTTCAAATGGAATAACTTGAAATTTATTATTTAATTGTTTTATTTTATCTAGGAACAATATTTCTAAATCTATGTTATTCATCTTTCATCATCTCCAGCACAAACTCATTAAAATCTGCATATAATCTTGGTAGTATTTCAACTACTCTATAATTAATATTTTCAACTGTTATAATATCGCCTAGTTTTAATTCATAACTTTTAAGTATCTTTCCATTAAGTTGATTTAAAAGTTTTATCCCAGCATTAACATCAGGAGTTGCTACTTTTAGAGTTTTCTTATAAATAACCATATCCCAATGATAAACTTCTTCTGCTCCATCTGGGTTATGTATATCATATTCAGATTTTCTAGTTACTTGATATTTTCTTAACTCACTTTTAGCAAACTGTGATAACTTAAATTTCATTTTAAATCTCCTTGACTATGTATTCTAAGCTATTAATCATTGTTCTAGTATCAATTAAAGGTTTGTTTCCACTTCCTTTTTTTTCTCTTGCTTTTATAGTGCTTTCAGCAAGTTCTGCCCAACTTCCTTGTTCTATGCTTTTCTTTATGTATTGAACTATTTGTTTGCCTATATCCTCAAAACATTGTCTAGCTTGCATTTTACCTTGTGAAACTTGATTAGCATTAAATATAAATCTATTCATTATTCTTTGCATATTAGCATCTATTGCTGCTCTCCAAAATGGTCTTGCAGAATAATGAACATTAAAACCCTCACTTCCATACTCTAGCCACATTGCTATAAGTTCAACTTTTTGTCCATTTTCTTCTGTATTATCTTCATTGAATTGGACAACTAATTTCCATTTTGCTAATAGATTTAATTGCTTTTCTATCTCTGCAAATTTCTTTAAACTTTCAGTTGTGAATTTTACATTAACTCCAATCATAAGTTTTCCTCACATATTTATAAAGAATAGCCTTAGCTTGTGAACTTGCAAATATAGTTGGACCTATCTGATTATTTTTGTTATTGTTATAACTTATGGACATATCCCCTATTGACTTACTAGCAATGCCTTTTTCAATATCTCCTGTATAGTCATCATCTAAGTCTTTAACTATTGAATATGCTTCCAGTATCTGAGCCTTTTTAATTTCATCAGGTACTTTTGATTCATTAATTCTAGGGAATATTAACTCTTGTTTATCAGATTTTCCACTATCTCTAATCATTAAGCTTTCAATTTTATCTAATGCTTTATATAAGCCTTTTGATAATTCTTGTTCAGATACTTCCTCATATCTATTTTTTATAAATTCTTTTGCTTCATCTAAAGTTACATAACCTATCACTTCATAACCTCCTTAAAAGCAAGGGGAGAGCTTTTAACTCTCCGTTATGCTTGTGATACTTCTAATTCACATAGTAATTTTGTTTTTCCAGTTTCTGTTTCAATAATATCACATCCGAATAGTTGTAATCCTTTTACATACTCTCCAAATGATTTTTCAAATTCTCCAGCTTTCATTTCATTTAATTGCATTGCAAGAGTTAAACCTTTGCTTACTCCTGCCATACAGTGATATTTTTTACCTGTTAATTGAACATTGTTAGATTTATAAATTGTAAATCCTCCCCAATTTCCAACAAAGTAACTTTGATTTATTCCAAGTGTATTCTCTCCTGTTGAAACAGTTGGAGTTTCTTTAATTAATTGTCCATAAACTTCAGGAGATACAACTAACCATCTGTTAGCAGTAGGTACATTGTCTTTGTCCATTTGCACTGCTAAATTTATAATTAAATCTGTAATTTTATTTGTTCCTATAACTCCTGCAACCTTGTTTTTACATTTTGTGTATAATTTAGCAAGTTCTGTATCAACAACATCTGCCATTTCATAAATAGCTTGTTCTGTTAATCCTTCCATAACTCCTGGTATAGCTTGTGCCTTATCAACATCATCCATTTTTAAAGCAAAATATTTAGCTTTATCAATAGTAATTGTTTGATATGCTCCAGTGTCTTCTTGGAATGTTATATCAGCTCCTGTATAATCTCCAACAGTTACTGACCCAATACTTGGTACTCTTACAGAACTTCCAAAGTTTTCAATTTTTCCTTCATAATTTCTATTTGCTAATGCACCAAATACTAATTCTTTATTTAAGTTTCTGTTTGTTAATTCTGTCCACACTTCTGGTTTAAAATTGTTATATGACATATTTATAGCCTCCTACTCTTCTCTTAATATTTCTTTTAATTGTTCATCTGTTAATTTTGATTTTTCTGCATCTGACATTTTAATAAAGTCTTCATATTTAACTTTTGAATTACCTTGATTACTTGGTAATGATGGTGGTGTAGTACTTCCCTTTTCATTAAATAAATCAGGATAAGTTGTTTTAAAATTTGCAACTTGCTCATCAAAACCTGTTATCTTACCATCTTTAATATCTAACTTAGAGAAGTCTACTGCATTTACAAGCATTGAACTATACTTAGGAGATATTGCTCCTAGTCCAAAACTTACTGCTGTCTTAATAGCTTCCTTTTTATAATCTTCAAAACTATTTTTAAATACTATTTCTTTTCCTAAATCATCAGAAGTTACCTTATCTCCTAGTTTTGATTTTAAAAATTTAATAGCATTATCATTATAGATTTCGTCTGATAAACTTTGATTTTTACTTATAAAGTTAGTTACTGCCTCTACTGTGATTGGCTTGTCTACTTCCTTTACTGTTTCAATCATAAATTTATTATCAGTTAGCCATTTTTTACCCTCATTACTTCCTAACATTTTCTTTTCTTCATCTGTTAATATTAAAACTCCGTCTTTTAATTCCATTCTTTTCTCCTCTCATGCAATTTCTCACACAAAATTAATTTAATCTAATTGGCTCAGCCCAACATCTACAATTAAAGTCTTCTCCTGGTAATTCATCATTGATACTAAATACTAAGCCCTCTCGTTCAGCATGTGATTCTCTTACTCTATCATCTTTCATCGTATGCCAAACAAAATGTTCAATACCATTTTCAATCATCAAGTCTTTACATTCTTGAGCGTATAAATTACCTGTTTCATTTCTTGCAAGATTCTCATTTCTGTTATTAAGCCATTTTTGGAGTTTATCAATATCATTATTTGTATATGTTCCGTTTTCTATACTCTTAACAATATCTTTAATTTCTTTACTAGCTCTATTATTTGCTATGTCTTGCTTTAAAGCATTCAATGTAGATTTTGGTACTTCTCCATTTTTTAATACATCTAAATTTCTATTATAATTTTTAATTGTATCTACTATTCTTTGTTGTCTTATATCCATCAATTTATCTGCTGTTACTGATGTATTATTAAATAAATCATAATTTTTCTTTATCCAATACTTAGCACCAGTTAGATCTGTTCTTTTTAGTTCTTCATCTGTTAGAGTTCTCCAGCTTTCAAAAGTAGATAAATTAACCTCAATAGCAACTTTTGTTAATTCTTTTATAATGTTTCTTTTCTCATCATCTGTTAATTCAAAGAGTGGCAGTTGTCCATTATTTATAGCTTTTTTTGCTCTACCTACTCTCTTTTTTGTGTAAAATTCAAATATAAGTCTTAATTTATTCTCTTGTGCTAGTGGGAACATATATTATTCCTCCTTAACTTCAAGTCCTAAATCTTTCATAATATCTTTTGAAAGTTCTTCAATTTTAACTTGTAATTGTTCTTCTCTTGTTATTCCAGCAAGTGTATTCATTATGTTAATTAATTTTTCTTGATATGCTACATTAGTTTTTATTAGCTCTATTTCTTCATCTGCATTCTTTCCTAAGATACCTAAAAACTTAATAGCTGTTTCTAAACTCATTACATTATTTTGAATACCTTGAACTACAATAGCCATTTTTTCAGTTAGTGATAAACTTAAAATATCTTGTGTTTCTATTTGTAAATCTATTTCTTTACCTTTTAACTTCTTATATCCCCATAGAATTATGTTTTTTATTCCAGTAATACATTTAGTTCTTTTGCTCTCAACTGTTGCAATAGTTCTTTCTAGGCTTCTTCTTTTAGCTTCTCCACTTGATATACTTCCGCCTAAATCAATTCCAAAAGCTAGGTCATTTACTCCTAATTGTTTATGAATATCATTCTTGATGTCTTCCTTATGTAATTTCCATTCTTGTGTCTTAGTTTCAAGCTGCACTTGTTTAACTTCTTTATCATCTTTATTTACAATAATTACTCTTCCATCTAGTCTTACTGTACTACGTCCATTTTTATCAACTTCTATTACACTGTCTGGAACTTGTAATAATGGGTTAGCAACTTTTTGAAATGCTTGTGATGTTAAAGTATCTCCAATTACTAACTCTCTTACATTTCCAACTAAATCATCATTATAATCACTTTTACCAAAAATGTTCTCTACTTCTACTACTGCCCAACCTTGTGCTTGATTATCTCTATAACCTAAACCATCTGCAACCATTCCATTATTTGTTAAATCAAAAGGGTAATTTATCTCAGTTATAGAATTATCAGTTATTTTATATGCTCTATACTCAATGCTATCTAACTCATAAACTTCACAAATAAGAGTTTTTTTACTTTTATCATCTTGTGATAAGTTATAAATTACATAGCCATCTATCAATTTCGGATTATATTCATTTCTTATTGGGAAATAGTCTTTTGGAGTAACTGGGTAGAAACTAAATTTTTCTAACTCTGTAACTCCTTTTAAAAGTAATCTACCAGCCCAAGACTGAATTACCATAGTTTTACCTAGCAGATCATCTAAATCAAAATCTTTTATAAGTTCAAAATCTTTTTGATTGGTTATTAACTTTTTACTTGTTGCATACTCTGCATATAATCTTGTAGTAGCTTGTAAGATCCCATTTCCTACAACTAAATCTTTAAGACTGCAACCTTTGCTATTACTTGTTAAGCTTCCATTACTCATAGAATAAGTATTCATATAACCTTGCTTGTCTACTATTCCCATATATTCAAGATTTACTCTTGCTTTTACATCTGCAAAAAATACATCTGCACTTTTGCCATCTGATAGCTTCCTATATTTTTCACAATTTCTGTGAATATCAGTTTGAATATACTCGTTATATGCTTTTAATATCCTTGATTTCTCCATCTTTAAACTCCTAGTGGCTTTCTTATTTCACCATTCTTAAATGTAGTAGCCTTATACTTTTCTAGTCCATATCTCATAGCATCAACTGTGTGTGGATCTAGTGTAAATTTATCTTCTAAGTAATTTCCGTTCTTATCTTTTTCGTGGCATAGTTCAGTAAGTTCTCTATATGTGTTAATGCACTTATCAGAAACTATAATCTTGTAAAAACTTTTGAGCTTCTGTAATCCATCTAATACACTTCCTGCACCTTTTTCACAATTAATAATCTTGAACCCTGCTCTTCTAATTTCTTCAGTTGTTTCAGGTCTTGCATTATCTGCTATAATCTCTCTGTGTTTTTGCTTTATATAAGTCATAGAGCCTATTAATTCGCTCGTGATTAAGTTCTTGTTATATAATTCATCATAAACATATAAAATATTATTTTCCCTATCTACAACCATTCTAACGAGTGCATTATATGAAATACTGAAACCATAGTCTAAGCCATCATATAAATTACCTAAGCCGTATTTACTTAATTCTTTAACTATTGCTTGTACTTCTGTATCAGTAGCTTTTTGAATATTTGTAAATACTCTTTCTCCAACTATTCCGAATCTTCCTTGATATGCTATTCTGTATCTCTCAATATCATAAGTTTCAAAATTCTTTAATTGCTTTATATATTCATCAGTAACAAAAGCATTGTCCTCAACAACTGAATGATGATAATAAGTATCATCTGTTGTCATAATCCTATTTTGATAAAGCTCTTCTTCATCTATTCCAGCTTTTTTGATAAATCTTTCATAAGTCCAATTATTAATACTAACAGGGTTATTGGTTAAGAATATATGTAAGTCTTTGCCTAATGCTCTCAATCTTCCATTTAATTCATTAAAAGCGTTGTAACTTGCTTCTGAACATTCTTCAATCCAAATTATATCCACATTATCAATGGACTTTAATTTTTCAGGGTCATCTAAGCCCATAAAAATAAACTCACTCCCATTTCTACATCTTATGTGTAGTGGGTTTACTGTATATGTAAATAATCCATTTAAGTTATAGTTACTGATAATTCCTTTTAGTAAAGAAAAACAACTCTCTTTTATAGTTCTATATACTGCTCTAACAACTAATATTCTTCTTTTCTCTTGTATAGCTTTTAATATTAGTTTCAATCCCGTATGATATGATTTACTGCTTCCATATCCTCCAACAATATAATAAAATCTTTTATCCCAGTTATTTAGATAATCAATAAAATGCTCATTAGCTTGTATATTAATTTCCATTTCTTTTAACTCCATTAATAGTTATACTTACATTGTTGTCTTCTATGTCTATGTCTTGCTTGTCTTTCCATTTACTTGATTTTCTATTCTTCAACCAAAATATTTGGGCTCCTACATCTCCTGGCATTTCTTTTATTACTTCTTTTACATATGTGGATTTCTTTCCATCTATCTCTTTAACTTCTTTTATAACTTCTTTATATTTGTAGCCTATAGCTCTTTTAAAAAGTGCATTTTCTACTTCTATATCAGCAACTTCCTTACCTTTTTTTAAAGCGTCCGAAAACTCCGAATATTTGTCTTTATATCTGTAAAAACTGTCTCTACCAATACCTAAATTTTTCATTATCTGTTCATTAGTTAATCCATCTCTTTTCCAAGCTTCTATCTCTACAAGTCTTGGTTTAACATCTGTTTCATATTTACTTTTAGCAATTGTTATCACCTACTTTATAATCCATCCAGTCAATTTTTTCTCCATTTATTTTTATAAATTTATCGTTTGTTAACTTTAAATATCTTTCAATAATTACTTGTACCCATTTAGGTTCTAGTTCCATTAAATAAGAACTTCTGTTTAATTGTTCACAAGCTATTAAAGTACTTCCACTTCCTCCAAACAAATCAAGTACGCTGTCATTTTCTCTGCTACTACTCTTTATAACTCTTGCACATAACTCAATAGGTTTAGGTGTTACGTGCCCTCCTGTTTCTTCTCTATCTTTTCCTGAAACTCTGTTAAAATGCCAAACATTGTTCATATTATCGTGAGTGTTGTTAAAATATGCTCTTGTTTCATAAAAAGCTTTTTTAATTTCTTCATATTCTTTTTTAATTTCTTCATATTCTTTTTTAATTTCTTCATATTCTTTTTTAAAAGCATCCACATTATTTTCAATAGCCCATTTTTGAAATTTTAAATACACATCTTTTGTTGGTAAATTCCATTGGCTTTTATCTGTCCAATGGTCTCTGTTTTTATCTGAATGTCCTGCGATTGTTTTCATTGTTGGAATATCCCAATCACATTTATTCCTTTGTTCCAATAAATAAAGCCTTATAGGTTCCCAACCTTCAAAATAATTGTCTGAATTAGTATTAAAGCCTTGAACACCTTTTATCACAAATAAACACTTCTCATCAGCTATTGAGTACATTCTAAAATCTTCACAGTTTTGCCCTTGACCATTTCCTTTATCCCAAGTGATTAAATTTCTAAATGTGATCTTATTTTCCTTGATTAAAGGTTTTAGAATTTCTGAATAAATATCCATTAAAGGTTCATCTATTCCCCAGCAATACCAACTACCATTATCAGTTATGTACTTTAATGATAAAGGTATCCATTTTTTATTAAACTCTAATAAATCATTAAAATTAAGATTATCATTTGTTACTCCGTCTTTTTCTTTTTTCATCCCGTAAGGTGGGTCTGTAAAGAGTAATGCCGGTACATTTCCATTTAAAAGTTTTTTAATATCATTTTCATTTGTTGAATCTCCACACAATAATCTGTGTCTTCCAAGTTCTATATAATCTCCAGTTTTAATTACTATCTTTTCAACTTCTATTTCTTCATAATCTTCTTTTAGCTCCTCTTGATTTTCTTCAATGTTATCTACTTGATTTAAAAGTCTGTCTATTTCATCATCGCTAAAACCTGTTAAACTTAAATTAAAATCTTCTACTTTTAGAGCATTTAGCTCATACTGCAATCTATCTAAATCAAAATCTGTGTTCATTGTAGTTTTATTGTGAGCAATTATATATGCTCTTTCCTGAACTTCTGTAAGTCTATCTAAGACAATACAAGGTATTTCACTCAATCCTAATTGTTTGGCTGCTAATAATCTTCCGTGTCCCTCAATAATTTGATTATCTGCATTAATTGCTATCGGATCATTAAAACCAAATTCTTTTATAGAATTGGCTATTTGTTCAATTTGCCAATCTGGGTGTTCTTTTGCATTGTTCTCGTATTCTTTGATATCATCTATATTTTTATTTATGATTTTTAATTCTTTCATTTTTCCTCCTGGAATAAAAAAATCGCATTTAGTAAAAATAAATAGACTTCTTAAAATCTAAATATTCTTAATAAATGCGATTAGAACTTTCCCAACATTTAATTTATATTTAATTTTTTTTTAATTTTGATAATACTGTGATTTGAAATTTCCTATAATATCACTTTTACATTATATATTATACTATATTTTATTATTTTTTCCAATATTTTTATAATAATTCTCTATAAATGTTACATTCCCAACTTCTTAAAAGTGGTAAATCTTTATATTGGTTTCCATACTCTTTTTCCTCTACATTAATTTCTATACAATAAAAATCTAATGTTTTTTCTCCCACATCTTCACCATATCTATTTAATTTTGGAATTGAGTATGCTTCCCACAATTGATATTGGTCTTTTGCCCCATAACTTAATTTAGTTCCACAAGGACTCACATTACTATCTGTTATTACATATCCTACTAATTTTCCTTTACTCATATTAATCCCTCCATAAAATTTTATTCTCTTTTTAGAGTACATTTTATGTTTAAAATTCATTTTTTACAGTAAAGTATTTTTATATTTCAAAAGCTAATTTTCTTGCTTCTGAGAGATTTTCCCAATGTAACCCTATTCTAAAGTTTTCATCATCTTCACGTATTATATCTGCTATTTCTTTTAAGGAATCTTTATTATTTGTATCTAATTCTCTTCCTAAGTCATTTGCTATTTCTTTTAAGTTTTCAGGCATATTTTCAGAAGAAATATCATCTAAAAATTCTAAAATTTTAATATCATTGATATATAAAGTATTGTCATTTTTATTATAATCATATAAATCTTTTAAAATAGTTTGATAACAATCTTCTACTATATCTTTAAATCCGTGAAAAATATTGAAATTTTCTGTTTTTTTCATTATTTTATATATTTCTATTAAATACTTTATACAAATATCACTTATATGATACCGATGTTCAGTTTTTTCATTTCTAGTTTTTTCTTTATCTAATAATCTTTCTTTTAATATTTTCATTTCAAAATTAAAACTTCTTATATACTTAAAGATTTCATTGTCAAAAATACTACTATCATCTATAAAGTCCCAATTAAAATCTCTCATTGGATGCTTTCTATAGCCACTTTCTTTATTATCCTTATGTTCTATAAATCTTGCCACATCACATATAAAATTGTTTACTAATTTAATTTCTAATTTTTCCATTTTATTCCTCCTTATTTTTTCAACAATATTTTTAATGCTTCTCTTACTGTTTCAGCTATTGAATTTCCTGTCTTTTCATTGTATTCAATAAGTTTATCATATAAGTCTTTATTTAAACCAATTTTTATACTATGATTTATAGGGTCTTTTGCTGGAGGTCTACCCATCTTTTTTTGTTCTTTCATTTTTTCTCCTTGATTTTAATGAACATAAATGTTATAATAAATTATAAATTTAGAGTTGACGTTTTCAAGCCTTTTTAGTTTTATAACTAAGAGGGCTTATTTCTTTTTATTTAACTTTATTAATACTATTATTACAAGTATTAATGTTATAGGTTGTAATATATCATTTATAGCTCTTAATACTTCCATTTCATTCCTCCTATTTTTTTAAAGAAGATAAAGGAGAGTGGAGGAGTGAGATTACTCTCAAACCTCCTTTCTCTTGTTATATCTTATTTTCTCAATTGCCTAATGAGAACAATGATAGATAAGATATAAAAGATTATCTCCAGTATCTCCTTTAGAGTTGACACTTTCTCACCTCCTTATATATTAATTATACTTTAAAGGTTCAAAAAAGTCAACACATTATTTTTTTAGAATATCTATTTTTTTTTCTTGGTCAACTCTTACTATTTTCCCGTTTTTAACTTTTATCTTATAGTATCCATCTCCCAATTTTTCAATAAGTTTAGGTAAATTAATTATCTCTATCATTACTATAACTCCTTAATTTATAATCTTTTTAACTTCTTCTAAATTCTTAACAACATAATATTCAGCCCCTTGTTCTTTCATCTTTTGCTCCATTATTTTTTGTTCGGCTGATTGTCGCCCTATTGGTGTCTTTATTTCAAGTCCTATTGTTCTGCCTTTTGTAAAAACAATTATGTCTGGAAACCCTTTTTTCTGCCCTTTTGAAAGGCTTCTAAATTTCTTGCCTACTGGGTCATAAATTGCTGTATTATTAGTTCTTTGAAACCACAATTTATTTTGCTTTTCTAATACTGTTAAATAATCAATTATTAATCTTTGATAATCTGTTTCTTTCATCTTATCACTTCCATATTAATAATGTTATTGAAATAGCTTCTATAATTGTTGCAAGACCTAAAAAGGCACTAAAATTTTTTAACGTTTTAACTTCATTATCTTTTTGATAATAACTATCATTCCAGTATTTAGCATGATTTCTATAATATTCTTTTTCTTTCTCTGCGTACTCTCTTTTTTCTCCAGCTTCCTTAGCTTGTGTTATATAAAATGTTCTTTCAGATTCAAGCCTTTTATTTCCTGCATTTAAAATTTCAATTTTTTCTTTTAATTCATTAATTTCTTTTATGTAAGCTTTGTTGTCCTGCTTATTATGTCTTAGATTTTTAATTAGATTTAATAAATGATCTTCACATTCTTTTATACTGTTTAGCTTAGAAGCATTGTAAGTAACTCCAGCTTCTTTATTAGCTCTTGTTATAAATCCTCTGTAATAATCTCTCATTGTAACTTTTTTATTTACCATTTGTTCCTCCTATATTTTTAATTTTCTTTTGCTTTTCCAATTAAACTCTACATATTTACACATTTCTTTCAACCTATCATAAATCTTGTCATCTCCATTAATTTTTAGATGTTCTTTAAGTTCTCCAACTTTCAGATTAGTTGTAATTATAATCGGTTTTCCTGCTCTATATCTTTCATCAAATAATCTAAAAATCTTTTCTTCTGCCCACATCTTCCCATTTTCTCTATTGATGTATTCGCTTCCTAAGTCATCAATAAAAAGCAGGTCCACATCTTTAACAGCAGATATAAAGCTTTCTTCCTCATCTATATTTTTTCTAATTCTGTTAAAATATGCTCCTAATGAAAAACTTAGAACTGAAAAACCTCTTTCATTTAGCATATTACAAACACAATTTGCTAGGAATGTTTTACCTGTTCCAACTCCACCTGCAAATATATATCCGTGCTTTTCTATGTTAAAATCTTCTGCATACTTGTATAATTCTTTGTAGATTTCTCTTTCTTCTGCATTAGATTTATCTATTTGAGCATTAGAAAAAATATTATTCCCTGCATTTCTGTCTGTGATACTTAAATCTTTAAATCTTTTCAATTTAGCTTGTTTTCTGTAGCTTCTTACACAAGCACAATCCCGATTAAATGTGTAACCTTGAGGAGTTTTAAACTCTGTAACCTCTCCACAAACTTCACATCTTTTTAAAACTATATCGCCATTTTCTAATACTTCTACTGACTTTTTTTCTATGAAATCAAAATTATTGTTTTTTATTTTTTCTGCAAGTTCTCTGATACTTGTTATAGACATGTTAATCCCCCCATTTTATATCTTGTGCTGCTGCATTATTTTGAATTTTATTAATTTTAGGTCCATTTATTTTTTGATTTAAGTATTTTTCAAACTTAGAGCCAAACAGAGTATCAGGACACAAATACTTCTCCATATCAGTATTTAGCCACTCCAAGCATTTTTTATCTATAACACTTTTAAAATCTTCTAGTGTATAGCCATCATTTAACCTAGCTTTTATATGTTTAGTAGTGTTCTTAGAATTATATTTATATTTAGTTCCTGCTTTTTCATTCAAGTAGTCAACAGCCTCTTTATATATATTATTATTAAGTTCTTTATTTAAGTTATTATTTATATATTCTTTATTGTTTGAAATTTTTTCAATGCATGCATTTAAATTTTTTAAATCCTTGCTTTCAAAATTTTTAAAACCTTGCTTTTCATTTTCTTCAATGCTTGATTTTAAATTTTTTGAATCCTTTTTAAATACTAATTCCTCTATTTTTTGAAAATTAATTCTAAAATATCTTTTCATTGGCATTCCTTTATTTTCTTGTTCAAGGATACCTAATTTTGTCAATTCCTCAATAATTTTACTTTGCTTATGATTAGAAAGTCCTGTTTCTTCTTCTAAAGATGGAGCAGTTTTATAAAACCAACCATCTTCATTAGCAAGTCCATCACTGGCTTCTATTAAAGTTGTTAGTAAAAACCCAGCTTCTATTCCAATCGCTTTGACTATTTGCTTATTTAATACAAAATAACTACTTGACATTAATAATTGTTTTAGTGTTCTGTCTTCCATTTTTACCTCCTGTATATTGGAGAGCTTGTCGACTCTCTCTTTATTAATTCAATTAGTAGAAGCTACCTATTAGCCGACAAGCTATTAAGTAGCCCCCACTAATTCAAGTAATAAATAGGCTTTTTAATGAGAAGCCTTTAACTCATTAATCTAAAAGTTAAAAGTCAATTGAGGATCTTTATAATTAATCATATGTTCAAGTGCTAAACTGTACATATCTTTTTTAATTTCAAAGCCGTATGAATCTCTTTTTAATTCTTTAGCTGCTCTTAATGTTGTTCCACTACCAGCACAAGGGTCAATAACTACATCTCCAGCATCTGTAAATATTTCTATAAGTCTTTTTAATATTGCTATTGGCTTTTGTGTTGGATGTATTTTCTTAACTTTTTCTTTGTTGTCCTTTTCCCAGTTAAACCAATTTTTTATCATCTTGCCATTATTATTAAATTTTGGCAGCTTATCTCTATAAAAAATTAGTGCATATTCAGTAGCTCCTACAATTTTCATATTAGCTTTTAAAACTTGTGGACTACTTTGTTTTATAAAAAATATTGGTATATAGTTTTCAAATCCATATTTTTTAGCATAATCTATTAAAGTATTTATTTGTTGAAATGAACAAAATATAATCATACAGGGAGCTTTCCCTTTTTCTTTTGGCTCTTTTTTTAACATCTTTTGGCAAAAGTGCATAAATTCAGCAATTTTAAAATTATGGTCTGTGTCAAAAAATGCTTTATTTGCTTTATTACTTTCTCCATTTTTGTTATCTCCATCTATATACCATTCAGGACTACTTGCATAAGCATTATTCCCTAAGTTATATGGTATATCTGCAATTATCAGTTGTGCCTTTGGTATGTTGTATACCTTAAAATTTTGCATATGATCGTTATACAATTCACATTTAATTTCTTTCTTTACTTCGTCCATTTATTTATCCTCCTATTTTGGAGTGTCTCCCAAACACTCATTTAATTTATTACCTCAATTAGCAGTTACAATCTTTCAATGTCGGGGAGACTGTAAGACTGCAACCACTAATTCAATTAATAAATTTATCCTAAAAAAATCTTAATAACTTCATTGATATATAAAGAAAAAATTAATATTTATCCAGAAAAGCCTAAATAAAATCTTGAAAGTTTTACATCTAACAACTTCCCCAGCTACCTAGAATTATCCACAGATTAGGTCTTGCCCTTTCTGTGTTAGGGAAAGGTGCCAGATGATTAGTTTTTCCAGTCATAAAACTAATAAAAGTTATAGTTGCAACTTGTGGACTTGCAACAGTCCATTTGTAAGTGATAAAACATAAGAAATTAAATCCTCAGTTTTATCCAGTAGCTACACCTTACACAGATAGCCATAAGTTGAGGTAAAATTCACTTTCGAGGGGATGAAAGCTATAAAAATCTTATGGCTATGTGTCTAAGGACTAGCCTTAGATTTATATTATTTGGAACTTTACCTTATTAAAAATTTTTAAATTTCAATTCATTCCTAATAAGTTCACACAATATTTCTATTTCCTCATCAAAAATAACATCATCTTTTAATAATAAAGTTACTGCCTCAGTAGCTTTATTTTTTATTTCATATCTTTCTTTTTTATCGTAAAATACGTTAAATAAAAATAAAAAATTATATTTTTATTCCTAAATCTATTCCTAAAAAATTTGTTATTTTTATTATATTCTTATATCTAATATTCCCTTTTAATAACAAATTCATAGTATCATAAAAGTTTGTTGGAGACATTCCAATTGACAAAGCTATATTTTTTTTAGACATATTTTTCCTTAGTCTAGCTTTTTCAATTTTGAAGTAAATTTCTTCTCCTGTCATTGTTTTAGTCATTTTTATCACCACCTTTTAAATTTCTAAATATATTTTAACGTATAAACCGTAAAAAGTCAAGAAAATTAATTTTAAAATAAAAACCACCTATTAAAAAGTGGATTTTATTTATTGTATCTTATTATTAAAATTGACTATTTCCAGTTAATTCATCTATTTTATCTAAAACTATTGTATAACTATTATTATCTATAAAGTCCAAATAATCCTCTAACTTTATATCAAGATTTAATTTATTCAGTGAATTTGCTAATATCTTTTTTATTTCTTTTGTTGGCTTATATTGATGAACTACAATCGTTGAAAGTCTTAAAGCCTCATAATAATTTTGATTTCTTTCTTCTGCTTTTGCCATTAATTTAAAAAATTTATCCTCATCCATAAAATTTGATATTGGATATTTTGCTAATTCATTAAATAAAATTTTTATTTCTTCAATATCATCTTCTAATGTTCTACAATCATTAACTTCTAACATTAAATCAACTGCCTCTACTTTTTTTAATAATTTTTTTAATTTATTTCTTACAATTTGATTTTCATTTTCTATTAACTGTAATTCGTTATCAATTCTTTTTTCTTCTTTTCCTAATTGAATAAAAAAAACATATAAAAAAACAGGAAATGTAACTAGAAAACTTAAAAAACCACTAAAAATAATACCTAAAATCATAAATATTATTGATAAATAAAAATATTTTTTATCAGCAGGTTCAGGAACTCTCCCAATAAAATTATAGTTATCAATAGTCAATGGTATATTTATTTCATCTTGGAAATTAGAATTTGCATTATTTTTATTTCCGTTTAATTTTTTAGTATATCTTATTCCAGTACCAGGTATACTTGTTGTTACTCTAGTACCATTTTTACCAAAATTTAAAGTAGCTCCAGGACCACCAACAGATGTAGAAACTCCGTTTTTACTAAAATTCAAATATAATCCTTTCATAATTTTTAATCTTTTTCTAAATGAAAACCCCATAAAAACCTCCCTCGATAATTTATATATCTTTTGTACTATATAATTTATAAATTTATTTATTTCTCAATCTTTTAATTTCTTCTAATATCCAAAAATTAGTTTCAGTTTCCCTTACTTCAAATTCTTCAATAACTTCATCATCTGGAATTAATAAATAACTTGCAAATAAATTTGCTTCATCTTCCAATCTGCTTCTTCTTAGTAAACTTGTGTTATCTATTAAAAACTGATGTTCACTTGATGAATGTAAAATAGCGTGTCCTAGTTCGTGGCAACAAACTAACTTTTGGTCAAATTCACTTAATTTTGAATTTATAAATATAAATTTTTTTCTTAAAACTTTTTTAAATAAACCCCTAACTTCCCCTAAATCTTCAATTATTATTTCAATATTTAGCTTTTTAGCTAGCTTAAATGGATTTTTAGTGCCATATTTTACAATTAAATTCAAAGCTCTTAATCTTATATCCATTTAATCGCCTACCTATTTCTTTCTTTTATTTTTTTCTTTTGCAGTAAAAAATGCCGATTGAATAGCCATTAAAACTTTTTCCTTATCTTCTTCCGATATAGTTTCATCATTAAACATCAGAGCTGATTGCTCTACTATATCATTAAATTGTCTTTTACCTCTACTATCTAACTGTCTATATAATGGATTTTGTAATATCTTAACTCCTATATCTTTTGGCACTAACACTGAAAAAAGTTCTTTTCTTTCTTCCTCATCTAACTTTAAAGCCTTTGCTATCTTTTCAAGTGTTTCTAATCTACTTTTTTTAATTTTTCCTCTTTCAATATCTCCGATAGTTCCTTGACCTACTCCTGAAAGCTTTACTAGCTCTTGTTGAGTTATTCCTTTTTTTTCTCTTAATTTTTTTAAAGTTATAGATAAATCTGCCATAGTACACCACCTTTTTTCTTTATTTTTCAATATTATAAAATAAAAAACGTAAAAAATAAAATTTTTTATTGACTTTTCACGTTAAATACGTTATAATAAATTATAAGATAAATGAGATTAAAAGAAAAACAAATTTTTTTAAATAATTTTAACGTAAAAAACGTTAAAAAAACGGAGAAAATATGAAAACATTAGAACAAATAAAAGAAAGAATAGAAGAACTAAGAAAAGAAATAACTGAATTAGAATTAGAAGCTAATGCAGATGAAGACAGAAACTATATAACAAATAAAAGAGCTGAATTATTTAGTCTTAAATGGGTTTTAGAAGAATAGGAGGGGGTAAAAATGTTAGAAGCAAAAAATAGAAGACAATTAAAAAAACTTTTAGAGGATAAAACTCTAAGAGTAATAGAAAGAAATATATCAGATAATGGTACTTACTTTAAGGAAGTATCTGACAATTTTAGAGAGTTCTTAATCTCTGAAATTAAAGGTTTAGATGTTACTTACTATGAAAATGGTAAACAACATTTTAAACACGGGTATACATATTATTACATTGAAGAAAAGGCAGCTATACCTGTAAAGGTAGAAACTGCAATACCTGAAAATGTAACTTGGAATTGATAAGGGGGATAAAATGAAAAACTTTACACTAGAATTTACTAATCACGAATGGAATTTATACACAGAAGATAAAACAAAAGAAGGAGCAGAAGTATTAAAACTGTTCCCAGACTTAAAAGATTTAAGCTATTTAGAAGATGAATACACTTCAATAGTAGCTAGTTGGGATAATTCAGAAAAAGTAGGTTATATAGATGTAGAAATAACTACACCAAAAACTGAAAATACTTACACAATGAATGAAAAATATCACGAGTTTGGAACTTTTATAAAGGACTTAAAAGATTTAGAAAATGAAATAGAAATAGAAAAATTAAATATAACTGCTTGGGAATATGAAAAAGAAGACCCATACGGAAGTAGAGGATTATCAATAAGAGATTTTATATAGGGAGTGTAAAAGCTCCCTCTAAGGAGGAGAAATGGAAAATTTATATTTTATATCAGAAGAAGTAAAAATAATATTTGGACTTGTGGAATTAGCAGGAAAAGCACAAATGGACTTTTTAGGGATAGCAGAAATACATTATTTTAATAGAGAAAGAGCTAAAAGCTGGTATCAAGAAATAAAAGGGATGATTGAAAATTCTAAACATCCAAATGTAAAAATAGCTATGGAAAATCTAAATAAAATTTATAAAGGTATGGGAGGGAAAATAAAATAATGAAAGAAAAAGTATTAAAAATAATGGAGTTGGGATTAGAAGTAAATAAAAAAATAAATAAAAGCTTTTTTATGAGTTATTTCGGACATGCTAATGGTATTAGCGTAGAAATTTATCGTACTGGTTGGTCTGAAAATAGAAAAGCAGATTATAATGAACAAATTTTTCTTGATTTAGAAAGTGCAAACCAAAAAATAATAAAAACTATAGAAATATTAGAAGAATTAAAAGGAGAATAAAAAATGAGAAAAATAGAAAACATAAAAGATAAATTTAATGTTTTTGGACACAAGGTAAGTAGACCATCAATATATAGAGAAATTTATGGAATTAACCAACTTAGTGCATTCGGTAGAGATGGAAGTTTTGACAGCTGGGACTTCACAGGAACAATAGATGAAGTTAATGAGTATGAAAAAAGATGGTGCAGCAGAGGCTCAAATGGTTTTGATTTTATAAGAGTGGAAATCGTAAAAGGTTTTCAAGGACAAACTAATTATTACGGGAAATAAGGAGGGGAAAATGCACTGTAACATATTAAGGAAATGGTGGTACAGAATACCATTTCCAGATGGAATAACACTGGTAGAGGCAGTAGAAATAATAGAAAAATATATAAAAATGGAGGGGGAAAATGGAATTTAAAAAAGCAAGTTTTTGGCAAGTTATCAAGAATAAAATCAAGTTGATATTTAAAATTTTGAATTATCCATTTAAAAAATTGGAAGAATTGATGTAGGAGGAAAAGATGAATATATATGAAAAATTATTAAAAGCACAAGTTGAATTAAAAGCACCTAAGGGACAATATAACTCTTTTGGTAAATATAAATATAGAAGTTGTGAGGACATATTAGAAGCCTTAAAACCAGTGCTAGATAAGTTTAAATTAACATTATTTATAAGTGATGAAATAGTTGAAACAGGTGGAAGTTATAAACTAGAAAAAAAAGATGAAACAGTTGAAACTGTTGGCAGAAAATATGTAAAAGCTACTATTACTCTTGTAAATATAGAAAAGCCTGATGAACAAATAAAAACTTCTGCACTTGCAAGAGAGGAAGAAACAAAAAAAGGTATGGACGGAAGCCAAATCACAGGAGCAAGTTCATCATATGCTAGAAAATATGCTTTGAATGGTATGTTTATGATAGATGATACTAAAGATAGTGATAGCACTAACACACATGGAAAAGATAAAACTGAGCAAGAAAAAGTGCAAGATTTTTTAAATAGTCGTGATGGAATGATTGAAAAACTAAAAGAAAATCTTTCAAGCGATAAATTAAAAAGAACATTAGAAGCTTTCAAGGTTGAAGAATTATGGCAAATGACAGACGAGCAATTAAAAGAAGCTTGTCAAAAAATATTTAAAAAATAGGAGGATAAAAGAATGAATAAAGAAGAACAAAACTTAAAAGATGAAATTATAAATAAAATGGTTAAAACAGTTGAAGGCTTTGTAAAAAGGACAATAGAAGAAATTACATTTGATGAATATTTAAAAATAGCTGAGGATTATGTCAATAATAAACCTTATAATCTTGAAAATAATTTAACTATGATTGGGTTTGCTGTTGAAACAAACAGAATCTGTAACTCAGTAAAAGATGAAAAATTAAGAATAGAAATGGAAGAAAAAGGTCAAGCTGTATGGGATAAATGGTATAACAAAATACATACAACAATAGATGACCTTGATGAAGTAAAGAGAGTAAAAAAAGAAATAGAAGAAAAAAGTAAAAATTAAGGAGTAGTTAAATGGAGAAATTAGGATATAGCAGGGAAACTCAAAAACTAATATATGCAATTATGAATGATATTTCTAATTTCTTCACAGGACAAGACGCAGGGAGAGTAGCATACAACATAGATTTAGAACAAACTAAAAAGCAACTGAAAGAAAGATTTTTAGAAGTCTATGATATGCAACCTTTAAAATCTCCCCTTGCATTCTTTTCTAAATATTTGGAAAAGAATAAAGATAAAACTGTTGGAGAGATAGAAAAGGAATTGAAAGAAACTTTTATAAAATCTTTACAAAGTACTTTAATTGAAAATAAAACTTTCAGTTTAGCACTAAATACTTTAACTCAAAATCAAGCTAATGACTTTGTTAAATGGCTACTAGAAACTTGTATATATTATGATGTTCCATTGAAAATGGATATTGAAAACCTAGCTGACCAATATGATAAAGCTTATCATTATGTATGTCTTAAAAATAGATTTTGTTGTATCTGTGGAGAATATGGATATCTCCATCATTATGATAATGTATCAAGAATTGGCGGTTATAAGAATGATGATGGTAGGGAATTAAGAGTAATGTGCTTATGTGGAAAACATCATACTGAAGTACATGCTATTGGTACTCCTGATTTTAGTAGTAAATATCATGTTGTAGGGATTTATTTGGATGATAGACAAATAAGAGAATTAAAAAAAGTGTATAAAGGACACTTTCAAGCATTTAAGGAGGAGTAATGCTTAATATAAATATTAATAAATATGGAGTTTTTTTTGAAGTAAATGGAGAAATAGTAAAGCTAGATGATAAAACTGTTGATGATTTAGCTAAAAAAATCGTTAGTTATATTTGTTATAGGGACAAAAAAGATATTATGATTTTTAGTGATAAAGAAAAAACAGGTTTATAAACTAAGAAATAACGACTATTTCTGTTTTGGAAACAGTCGGAAAATACAGAGGTTAGTTATGAGTAAAGAAATGGATGTATTTTATAAAAAAGTATTAAAGAAAATATTGAACTTTAAGGCAAGTGAATTGAGTACAGTTGAATTTGAACAAGTAAAAAGAAATACAGAAAAGTTAGAAGTTTATAGATTTGTGAGGAGGAAGTAATGGAAAAATTAAAAATAAAATTGAAACAATTATTCTGTAGACATAAAAATAAAGGATGGATGAAAAAGAAAAGTACATTTCAATGTTTATCAGGAGATGAAATTTTTCTAGTTTGCAAAGACTGTGGGAAAATATTAGATTCTACTTTTAGAGAACACGAAGGGAATGGGTGGAGGTAATGGAATTCTTAAAAAAATTAAAAAATGGAAATTTTGAAATTAATAGAGAAACTTTAGAAGAATTATTAAAATCACATTATATGTTTCAAGCGTTGCAAGGAGCAAAAGTTGATAAGTGGGAATGGTACTATGATGCTAGAAGAAATTATTTGGAAGAGGCATCTCTTGGTGTAGAAGAGCCTTTTGAAAGTATTGATGAATTAGTAAATTTTCAAATAAATTCAATAGAATAATGGAGGAATAATGGAAAAAGAAAATGTATTGGAGATAGAAATAACTAAGATAAACGAAATGTACAGTTGTTGGTATGTAAAAAAAGTCAATAAGATAAAATTAAAAGCTATGCCATTAACAGAAATAGCACATTAAGACAAAAAGAAATATTGTTTTGGTTATGGATATAGAAATGAATTTAAAAAAGAATATATTGGTTATAATCACCATAGTTGTGTTAGTGATTATCAAATAGATTTAGAAATTGATAATTTAGAAAGTTATGATAAACCATATTTAATAGAAAATAAATTAGTTCAAGATTTACAGTTTTTAATAGATGTTGTAAATGAAAAATATGGAATACCTAAGAGATGGAGAGCTCAAGCAGGAAACTTATTTTATTACATTACCTCGGATGGATATGTTGAATCTGATTATGAAGATTTTTCTGATGAAAATATGGATATGTATAATCTAGGCAACTATTTTCAAACAAAAGAAGAAGCACAAAAAGTTAAAAATAGCAAAGAATGGCAAGAGTTCTGGGCTAAGGTGAGAGCAGGAGAGATTGGAGGAGAAAATGATTGAAATAGTTACTGACAAAGATGAGAAAAGTAAAAGTCTTAGATATAAATATTTACATAGTTATTGCCTAAGCTGTAATACTAAAAGTTCTAATCTTATTTCTATCAGACAAGATGGTGGAAATAGTGGAACTATAATAAGTTTATGTGATAAATGTTTGCAAGAACTAAAAAAGAAGATAGAAGATTTGGAGGTTGAAAATGTGGAAATGTAAAGAATGTGGAGGAACTAATTTTAAAGCACATTTAGATAGTTCTATTCCAGCAGGAAAAACTTTAAAAAATAAAAATTTTGTTGTAGATAAAGCTGATGTACTTGGTTTTGAATGTCAGGGTTGTAATTCTTATCATGAGAATATAGAAGAATTAGCTGATTGGGAGGAAGAAGATGAGAAATGACTTTTAAACAAGCAGTAGAAGAAATTAAAAAAGGTAATAAAGTAAAACATAAAAGCTGGGATAATTTAATGGTTACTGAATTTTCTAATAATATAGTTTGTCTTGAAGATGAAAGAAGCTATTATTATCCTTATGATTTAGAAGATTTTAAGAAAACTTGTATGAAGTTAAAAAATGGTTGGGTACTTGTTAGTGACAAGGAATATAAAGATTTTTTTAATAATTAGAGGAAGTGAGATAATGGAATTTAAAAAGCCTGAAAGTTTTGAGGATATATTAAATCTTCAAAAATATCAAGATAAACATATAAATAATTGTAGAGTTAGAACACTTGATGACATAAAATTATCATTAATTGAAGAATGTACTGAATTTAATAAAGAAACTAAGGACAGTCACAAGACTTGGAAACCTCATATTTATAACAAAGAAAAAGAATTAGAAGAACTTGTTGATATTTGGTTTTTTATGGCTCAATTAATAAATTATGCTGAAAGTATTGGACATATCAGTATACAAGAAGTTACAAGATTAAATAAATTTTTTAATGATGATAATATTTATTCTGATAAAAACATAAGTGTTTTAACAATAATTTTCAATTTAAGAAGTCCAAAAATGTACTATGATTGGTTGAAATTTTTAATTATAGATTTAATGAATTTATCTCATTGTTATGGATATACAACTAACGATATCCTTGAGGGTTACTGGAAGAAATTAAATTATAATCTAAATGAGAGAATTGGAAAGGAGTGGAATTGATGACAGGACAAGATTTTTTAGCTTTATCAAATGCTATTGAAGAAATAAAAAGTTGGATAGAATCATACAGTATTGAATTAGAAATAAATGAAGATGTAGAAATACAATTTTCTGATAAAGAAGAAAGTTATTTAAAAATTGAAATAGATGGCTATAAATTAGAATTAATGGTAAAAGATAGTTATGTTTATATAAATCATTCAGATACTTCTTGTTTTGAACTTTTATCAGAAGCAGAATTTTGGAAACAATTATATTTTGCTAGTAATAGCTAGGAGAAAGAAAATGGATAACTTAACATATAATGCTGCTGATGTTGCTAGAATGTTAAATTGTTCTCTAGCAACTGCATAAAAATTGAAATTTAAAGTATGAGGTGGTAAAATGGAAATACCAAAAGACAAAATATTAATAAACCCACAAGAAGTTATGGCATTAACTGGGCTAGAATATGATTGTGCTTGTAAGATTATAAGAGAACTTAACGAAGAATTAAAAGCAAAAGGATATAGGACCATAAGAGGAAAAATCTTAAAAGACTATTTATTTGAAAGGCTTGGTGGTAATTATGCCAGCATATAAAGATGATAAAACAGGGAAGTGGGAAACCCTGTTTTATTATACAGATTATAAAAATGAAAGGAGGAAGAAACACAGGAGAGGTTTTAATACCAAAAAAGAAGCCCTTGAATTTGAGAGAGAATTTTTAGCACAGAGCCAATTTTCTATTGAGATGACCTTTAAATCTTTATATTCACTTTATCATAGTGATATGGAAAGCAGAATAAAAAAAACTACTATGGAAACAAAAGAATATATAGTTAATACTAAACTTCTACCATTCTTTGAAAAAATGAAAGTTAAGGATATAAAGCCAATTCATATTAGAAAATGGCAAACAGATTTACTTAAAATGGGATATTCAAAAACATATTTAAAAACTATCTATAATCAATTAACAGCTATATTTAACTATGCTATAAGATTTCATAATCTTGATAAAAACCCTTGTCATATTGCTGGAAGCATAGGGAAAAAAGACGCTGATGAAATGCAAATATTGTCTTTACAAGAATTTAATAAAATGATAGACTGTGTTACAGATAAAGAAAATAAGTTTTTTTATATCATTTTATTTTGGACAGGAATGAGAAAAGGAGAACTTTTAGCACTAACTTATGAAGATGTAGACTTTGAAAATAAAACGATTATGATAAATAAAAATTTTCAAATAGTAAAGAAAGAAAGATTAATAACAGATCCAAAAACTCCAAGAGGTAGAAGGGTTATTGCAGTAAATGATGTTGTGTTAAATTGTATTAAGGAACTATGGAATACATCTTATAAACCTAATAAAACTGACAAAATATTTTATTTATCTAAAGATTCTTTAAAAAGACAATTAGATACTGCTTGTAAAAAGGCAGGAGTTCCAAGAATAAGAGTCCACGATTTAAGACATAGCCACGCAAGTTATTTATTATCTAATGGAGTAAACATTGTTATTCTTAGCAGAAGATTAGGACATGAAAAAGTACAAACTACTTTAAATATTTACTGTCATATTTGTCCTAGTTCAGAAGATAGATTAAATGATGTGTTGAATGGTTAG